ATTTCTTTGTTTTCTCTCTGTATATGTTGAATATATTGGTGATTAATAATATAATTATCAATATTATCTGTAAACATATCAGTCATAATATACTATAATAAATATGTTTATTCTATTAAACTATTTCCTTATTTACAAAAATTCATACTAGACATAGGTATTTCTCGTAATTGTTGTCTTGTATGATTATAAAATAATGAATTACCGAACTCATCCTTATATCTAGAATAAGATGCTGGTTTTGTTTGTGTGTGCTTACATACTAATGTATCATTTCTAAATAAGAATGGATGTTGTTCTTGTATTCTCTCTTTTTGTTCTATAACACGACTTTGGTCGGTAAATGTTTTTTGTTGTTTTGTTGTATAGAGAGAACTTCCGCTGGAAGGAATAAAAATAGTCTGATCGCACCACTTTTGATTAGTCATAAATATATTTTTTAATCTGGAATCATCATCAATAGAAGACGCCCATCCAGAGAAAGGAGCACTATCACCAGGGTTAAACATTTTATGTTGAGAATATATTTCATTGTTGGATTGACATTTCGTTTTTGAGGGTTGATGACAATCTATAGTTGGAAATAATACACGACGTGTAAAAGAAGGTCGTGTAAAATATTCATTATGAAGAGGTTGAGAAGATATATTTCTGTTAAATATATTATGGTTCATTGTATCCAGTTTCTTATTATTGCAATAATATAATCCATTAGATAATTGATTCATATATATATATTCAAGAATATTATTATAAAGAGAAGTATTTACAATTTACTATATTAAAAACAAGTAATTTTCTATAGTTATGTGTGGGATTTATTCTATTTTCGATGTATTAAAAAAGGATAAAGAAAAAATTCAAAAGGTTCTTTATCCGCTTTTTATGAAAGGAAGACTTCGAGGACCGGAATATAGTACGTTAAAATCATACAACATGGATGAACGGTGCTATACACTTGGGTTTCATCGACTTGCAATTAATGGATTAAATGAAAACTCTAATCAACCATTTAATATAGATGATATTAAACTTATATGTAATGGTGAAATATATAATTATAAAGAGTTGATTCAAAAACATAATCTAAATGTAAGAACAGATAGTGATTGTGAAGTTATTCTTCATATGTATAAAATGTATGGGATAGAGAGAACATTGCAACTTCTTGATGGTGTATTTTCGTTTGTTCTTATTGATGAACGAGAAAATAAAAAACATATGTATGTAGCAAGAGACCCTTTTGGTGTTCGTCCTTTATATGAATGGAGTATTATGATTTCTGGATTTGACAATGTGTTATTTGGATTTAGCTCAGAATTAAAAAGTGTATGTTCGCAAGGGAATGTTTGTGTTCTCTCTACATCTCAATTTACACCTGGTTCATTCTCTCATTATTCTACAAACGATAAAAATGTATGGGAAGAAATGAAGAGGAATAATATTTATTATAATGTAGACAATATTATTGGTAAGAATATAGAAGAAGATAGTTTGTATGATTCTATATATACTTCATTATATAATTCGGTTCGTAAGCGTGTTCTTACTACAGACAGACCGATTGCGTGTCTATTATCCGGTGGTTTGGATAGTAGTTTAATTACATCTTTAGTTAAAAAAGTGATTGATGAATCACATAAACAAAATATATTGGAGACATATAGTATTGGGTTAGAAGGTTCAGAAGATTTAAAATATGCAAGAAAGGTGGCTTCATACTTAAAGACGAAACATACAGAGGTTATTGTTAGTGAAGAAGATTTTCTGAATAGTATTCCAAAAGTAATATATAACATTGAAAGTTATGATACAACAACGGTTCGTGCAAGTGTAGGAAATTATCTAATATCTGAATATATTTCGATACATAGTGATGCAAAAGTGATATTTAATGGAGATGGTTCAGATGAGGTATGTGGAGGGTATTTATATTTCCATATGTCTCCAGATAAAGAGAGTTTTGATAATGAATGTAAAAGGTTATTAAAAAATATACATTATTATGATGTATTAAGGTCGGATAGGTCTATTTCTTCAAATGGATTAGAACCACGAACACCCTTTTTGGATCCAAACTTTGTAAAGACTTATTTATCAATACCGTGTGAAATACGTTATGAAACAACCAAAAAACATTGCGAAAAATATTTATTACGAAAGGCATTTTCAGAGAAGAACTTATTACCAGAAGAAGTGCTTTGGAGAACGAAAGAAGCGTTTAGTGATGGTGTATCCAGTCATTGTAAATCGTGGTATGAAATTATCCAAGAATATGTAGAGAAAAATATAGATAAAATAAATATGAATCTTATCAATACTAAGAATTGTAAAACGATGTTTCCGAGAACAATAGAACAACATTATTATTTCAATGTGTATTCTGGTTTTTATAAAGGGTGTGAGAATGTAATTCCAGAATATTGGATGCCTCGTTTTGTTGAAAATAGCACAGATGCAAGTGCAAGAACCTTAAGTATATATAAAGATAAAATAAAAAATACAAATATTATGATATAATATAAATGAAATTTACAACAATTCAGTTTTATTTATATTATTTATTTTTAACTTCTATTTATTTAATTTACATATTATCAGTTTTAAATTTGTATCAAACACCAAATGAGTACGTTGATATTATTCATAATAGTTTTCGTTTAATTATTGGTATTATTTTAATGATTACATATAATCCAATAATACCAATTGAAGAGATACAAAAACATCATCATAAAATTGCTTTTAGTGGAGGGTTTTATATGGTCTTTGACTTTTTAAATTCTTATTACCGAAATTATTATACCAATTTATTTATATAATGAAGCTTCCAAAAAAATATATTCCTAAACATTTAGAAGATGAAGATAGAGAGAAACAAGCAAGAGAGATTATGAAATCAAGAGAGAAATATGAAAAAGGTGAATATCATATAAGAGAGAAAGTTCCTTCATTTCAATCAAGAGGTTCGCCTCATATTCGTAATGCTAAAGAAGAGTATGATATTACTACATTAAAACCAAGTCTTAAATTAGCACGACGAACAGGATGTTCTATGAAAGGAATGAAAGAAATTCTTGCCAGAGGAAAAGGTGCGTATTATTCTTCTGGTTCGAGACCGAATCAAACACCTCATTCTTGGGCTTATGCACGTCTTGCCTCGGCTATCACAGGAGCTAAATCTGCAGCAGTTGATTTTGATATTTTAGAGAGAACTTGTAGGCCAGATAGTAGAGCATTAAAACTCGCCAAAAAAGCAGTTAAAAAACACGGAACTGGAAGAAGACGAGTTCCAAAAAGAAAGACCAAGAAGAAGAGAAACACCAAGAAGAAATAATTAATTCTCTAAAGATAAAAAATGTGTAATATGATAATCAATAACTTTTTCTTGTTGTTTATTATATTGTGTTGAAGGTGTCATAATTTGTAAATAAGAATAGTTAAATTGATTTAACAATTCAATTAATTCACTGTTTTTATGTATGGGTATTCTCATTTGAATTCTCTTTATGATATCTTCAATACTATATACTTTTTTATAGGGTTCAATAAGAATATAAGATACATTAGAATTCAACATATTATAATGAACTTGGTCGTCAAAGAATAATACAGGGATGGAATCGTTAATATCAACTATTTTTTTAAAATCTTTATAACGTTTATCATCACCTGTTCGTAATGATTCACGAATAATACCACGAACTCTATAAGCACCGATAATTCTATCAAAAAGTTTATATTCTAATTTTTGATGGATATATTTTATGATTGTATCCGCCCATGAAGGTGGTCCTTGGTTATTTGTAAATAAGATAACACATATATCTTGTTTCTCTTTCTCTCTGATTATTTTATTAAATATCTTAAATATACCTGGACGAAACATTTCGTGGAATGTATCAAAGAGAAAGAATTTTTCGTGTAAATGTAAATCACGATGAATATATTTTTCAAAAGCACCATAAATAAATCCAAGTTGAACGAAATATCCCACGGTTTCATCAAGGTCAAATACGATATATTTCATATTCTGTTATATTAAATATATCTATTTATTTATCATCATTTAATTGAATATTATTCTTCTTTAGATAATCCAATATATTTAAGATAACATATTCTTGGTCGCTTATTTTTTGAAAGATAAGTGCCTCATCAAATTTGAATTGGATAATAAAATTACGATTGTTTTTACATACAATATGAATACAATCCAATATTTTAATATCAATTACTATACCACCATTTGTTAAATAGATATTATCTTCATTTTTTAAAGGAATCCAACGAATATAAGAACCATATCGTAAATCACTCAAATCACAGATATAACGATACTCTTCTAGTTTTGAATGCATTTGTTTTAAGAGAGAACGGTTCAATCCTAATTCTTGTAGAATCTTATTCTTCTGTTTTTTGATACTTGCATTTGTATATTTTACAATATTATCATAATTTTCATTATCAAGTATATTCAAAAGTTCTTCTATATTTTCATCTATGGTTTGGTTATTCATAATTGAATAATATATACTTATCCTTATATTATTTAATTATTTAAAAAGAAGTAAAACCACCGGTCATTTCATTTGCAGCCATGGGTTCAATCATAGCATCGAAATTTGGTTGTGTTTGTTGTGTAGGTCCCATACCCTGTTGAAATTGTTGCGTTTGATTGTCATTCATATCATTTCTTGGAGGAGGAGGAGCTTGTGGTTGTGTTGTTCTCTCTCTCTCTTCATAATCAGGTAATTCTATATGTCTATCATTATTTTTTAGTATTGGTTGTCTCACGTGTACTTTTGGTTCTTGGGGTTCATTATAATCATCATGTTCTTCATCTTGGTATCTTGGAGGTTCAACACCGGTCCAATAGTGTACTAAACGTCGGTATAATATATCTACTTTTTCACCTAATTTTGTTTGGAAACTAAGTATTATTACTAAAAATGGTAAAGTGAAAGAAATTAAATTTAAATCATCAAAATTAGCATTATTGTATAGAATAGGGACATAAGATACTATTCTATGGATTAAGAATAACCCAATATAAATGATACCTAATTGAGATATGATCTCTATACCGATTTCCATATTTCCTTTACTTTCATCTGCTTTGGGTATCATGTATTGAACGAATTTATTTAGTAAAACTACAGGTAATATAGAAAGTAAAGTGTATTGAATGGTATTTACTAAATAATTTTTAGTATGTGTATCATATTTCATTACATGTTCCATAAATCCTAAAGTTTGCTTTGTGCTGGATGATGTATCTTCAAGAAATTCCATTTTATTATATGTATTAAAATTAGAAATTAAAATAATATAAAGATTATTATTTAATTATATTATAAATGTCAAACTCTATTGTAACAATATTGAAAAATCATGAATTGAGAATAAAGGCTCTTGAGGGAAATGAAAGTACTACAACAAATAATGAAGGAGAAACTAATACTAAAAATGTAAATACAAATTTAAGTAAGGAGGAATATACACAACATAGAAATAAATATAATGAAGAGATTGAAAAAATGAAAGAAGAAACATTATACCTAAAAGATACAATACATAATATAATGAAAGATTACAATCGATTGAAAGATTTGTATATATCCCATAACATTGAATTCCTTCGTTTTAAACAACAAGTTTTGGATGGAAATCCAAATAGAGAAGAAGTTGCAAGAAATGATGAAGAGGTAGCCATTCAAATTAAAGAGAAAGAGCCAGAACAACCAGAGGAACAGGAGCATGAGGAGGAACAACAGCAAGAAGAGCAAGAAGAAAAAGAATAAGTTAAAATAATATATTTAATATATTCATTAGTAATAAGTTAATGAATATATTATATTTTACAATAGTTTTTATCATTATTTTATTTTTTTATTTGCATATTTATTTTCACATTAAAACAAGTAATGATTTAGAAATATATGAGATTGATAAACCAAGTAAAGATAAATTAGAAGAAGTATGTGATTTAAAACAACCTTTACTTTTTAAATTTGAGAATGATAAGATAGTGGATGAGTTTAATTTAACAAATATTGTAGATCAGTATGGTGCTTTTGATATTTATTTAAGGAATACAAAACAAGAAAAAGATGATAAAAATGAAATTTATATACCTTTTATTTTAAGAGAATCAATAGAGTTATTTTTACAAGACAAGGATAAAAAATATATTACTGAAAATAATGGTGAGTTTTTAAATGAAACTGGATTAAATAAAATCTTACAATATAATGATTATTTCTTGCGACCGCCTTTTGTATCCAGATGTATCTATGATATATTAAGTGGTAGTATAGATAGTTCTACACCTCTACGATATAATCTAAATTATAGAAATTATTATTTAGTAACACAAGGAGAATGCACGATAAAACTAATTGCACCTAATTATACTAAATATCTGGATTATGAAACGGATTATCTTCATTTAGAAACCAAAAGTCCAATAAATTTATGGGAGATTCAAGAAAAATATAAAAAATCATTGGATAAAATTAAAATACTTGAAGTAGAATTGAAAAAGGGTGATATTATACATATTCCTTCTTATTGGTGGTATACAATACGATTTAATAAATTATCTAATATATGTTGTTTGAGTTATCGAACTTATGCAAATACATTAGCAATCACTCCTACATTAGGAATCCATTTCCTTCAACAGATGAATGTAAAGAGAGAAATTATACAACATAAAATAGATAAAATTGCAAGTGATAATGAAATATAAAGAGAATATATATATGTGTCATTGTTTTATAAGAAGTGCTTTATGTTTTGGTTGTGGTGTTTATCTTGCTACGTATTATGATTGCAAACCTTACATCACTAAATTAGAATCATTTATTAAAGATAATATTCCTAATAAAAAATAAGTTTTACATCTTTGAATATTTATTTTACAATGATAAGTATTTTAATCATTATAAAATTGAATTAAGTAATTGAGTAGATTTAAATCAAATCATCTAAGGTAGTTGAAAATATTGATAATGAATGATACAAAGAGAAACATAATTATTAAACCCCAAAAACTAAATTTAATATGTAATGGTTGTAATAAAAGTAGTACAAAAAAAGAATGCTTCTGTGATAAATTAGATTACTATAATGAAAATATTGAAAGTATAATTAAAATACAATTCATATGTAGAAATTATATACACAAAAAAAGTATATATAGTAATAATTTAACTGAAAATGAATATAACAAACTAATGAATGGAAAAGAAGCACGTAAAATTTGGAGTAAGATGATTAAAAATGAAGATTTAAAAATAACAATACAAGATTTCAATAATAAATGTGGAGATGTATTCAGAGAAATCGCAAAAATAATTTTAGATTTGTCTAATAAACGACAGGGTACGTTAGATATTGAATTAGTAAACAAAGAATTATGGAATATTAAAAAAGAGTTTATTTATATAATAACAGTAAATGGATACATAATTAAAATTGGAGGAACACGTGATGGTATGAAAGGTCGTTGGAGTTCATATTGTTGTGGATATTATGTACCACAACGTAAAAAGAAGGATGGAACACCATATCCTGGCAAGATGAGCGTAACAAACGCTTATTTATACCATACTATTGAAAATGATTTAATTATGAATAAAAATAACAAATGGAATATTTATGTTTGGGATTTACCAGTATCAAAATTTAATATGAATATTTTAGGAGAAGATACAATAATAATTGCACAAACATTTCATGCTTACGAAACAATTTGTATAAAAAAATATAAGATATTAACTGGTTCTTTACCATTATTATGTGATAATTGTGATCCAAATTATAAGTAATATCTATTTATAATATATTATTTCAATTATAAATTTTCTTCAATAAATTTTTCTTCTTCTTTTGTAATGTTAAATATATCATATGTTTTTTCATAGTTATTACTATATGGAAAATTTTGTAAAATTCGAATATTATTAAAGTTTCCATATCTACAAATATTATTAATAAATCTATACACTGGATGATTTAGAACTTGTGATATAGTAGTTGCTTCTTCTTTATCTTTACAACGTATAAATGCGATTGACTGTGTCATTCCACAATTATCTACAAAAGTTCCATAATAAGAAGTTGTAGAAATAAACACTTTAAAACCTTCTTGAAATTTGTGTGGTCTGGACGACCATACAGTTTGTTTTGGTGTATGTATTAATCTATATTTAAATTTTTCATTATTAACATTTGAAATTAGATGTTTTTTTGTATATTTATGTAAATCACTACTTGTTTCTATTTTAAATTTTTTATTATCACAATCAATCGTTTTAGATAGTATGGATTGTATTAAAGAATTATAAAATAAAGGAATATATTTCCGTTCTTGACTTTTAACAATATCTCTATATATTTTATTTTTCCAAATACCTTCTATATTAATATCTTTATAATATTTTGTATTTTCTATTAAATACCATACGAAAGAAGAACCAATTTTTTTAAAGTATTTTTTTGCTATATGTATATTAATATAATGAATTTGTTTATTAGTTAATTCAGTGATTAAAGTATTTCTATCAGCAAAAGACATCCAATTATCTGGTGTTATAAATAGTAAGAATCCGTTTTCGTGTAATAGTGTAAATGATTTTTTAATAAATAATCCAATTAAATTATGATTTTTTGATGCTCGTTTTCCATTTGGTAAAAGTTTAGCATAAGGAGGATTTGCAACAATTAAATCAAATTTAATATCAAAGTTAATTTCCAAATAATCTCTATTGTATATGTTTATTCTATCTCTATTTAATAACTTTTGTAAAACATCTAAACGCTTTTTATTCAAATCATTAAAATATAACATATTATCTAATATATGCTCTTTTGAATGATATTTTAATAGTTTAAAATATATTACAAATGGGAAATTTCCACAACCACAACAAGGGTCTAATATTTTAATATTTTTATTTTTCCAAAAACTTTCTGGTATTTTTGAAATCATTTCTTCAACACATTCAATTGGTGTTGGTTCATCATTACTTGTTTCCACTAGTGTTTTATCTTTGTTTAATACTCTATTATAATAATTTTTAATAATATTATACTCACTATCGAATGTGATTTGGTTTTCCATATTAACTTTATTTTGTCTTTGAAATATTAAATTTATATTTTTATTAATCAATTTTTTATTTAAAGAATTATCTATTTTATCATTAACCATCTTTTCAACAAGTTCTTCTATTTTACTCATAGAGAAAACTCTTTTAAGTAACAATGACAAGTGTATATTGGTATATCATATAGTACTAAAATAGATTTTAGCTATTTTACTTCATTAATACTTATAATACTCAATATATTTACACCTTTGGAAATTTAAAACGCCCACGTTATAAATGATAAGGGACGCTGTAAAGTATTTTTTTTATCATTCTCAATAAGTTTTAGAATATATTTTACTTTATCATTTTGTAATTTGTATGCTACTGGTATTCTATTTTGTCTTAATATTTCACTTGTTTGCTTGTATTTATTAACCCAACACATTAAACTACGACGACTACATTTGAATATTTTACACGTTTGTAATTGATTAAAATTTTCAGTTAAGTAGTAATTAACAGCACTTAATTTATAATCTTCGCTTTTATGTTTAGGCATATTATATTTTATAATGATAAGTATTTTTAATCATTATAAAATTGATTTAAGTAATTGGATAAAATTGAAATTAAATAATCTAAAAGTAATTATAAGAAATAACAATTCATTATGGATAGCACAACATCAAACATAATTACTAAACCTAAAAAAATTAAAAAGAAGAAATTAAATGTAATATGTAAAGAATGTAACAAAAGTAGTACAAATAAAGAATGCTTTTGTGATAAATTAGAGTACTATAATGAAAATATGGAAAGTATTATTAAAATACAATTAATATGGCGAAGAAAAAAAAATATCATGAATAAATCATATAAAAAATTAACAAAAAAACAAAAATCAGTAGATAAAATATTTAAACCAAATAAATATGGAATTTCTGAATGGAAAACACGTAATGAACTATCAAATACAAATTTAAAATTAACAAACAATGGTAATTGTCGCCATGGGAAATTCTTTAATGATTGTAGATTTATATGGGAAAGGAAAACTGATAAACGAACAGTAGTAGCAATAAGGACTAATGGATTTGATATATATAATAATGAAAATATAAACAAACGAAATATACGACAAGATATAAAAAATTATCATTATAAAACTGGTTGTGGTTCAAAAAGTAATTTAGTTATAGATCACAAAAATGACCTATACAATGATCCCGATGTACTAAATGTTAATACCCAAAAAATTGATGATTTTCAATGTTTATGTAATCACTGTAATTTACAGAAACGTCAGGTTTGTAAATACACAAAAGAAAACAAGAAACGTTATGGTGCAACAAATATACCACAATTAAAAATATTTAATATAGATTTTATATTTGGCGATGAATCAATTAATCTAAATGACAAAAATGGTTTAAAAGGAACATATTGGTATGACCCAATCGCATTTATGGAACATATAAAGAAATCATTTATTTATAAAACCACATAAATTTTATAATTTTATTTTATCATAATATTCTTTTGATATTTCACATCCTTTAAAATTTCGTTTTGTGTTTTTACAAGCAAATGCGGTTGTCCCACCACCAAGAAATGTATCCATTACAGTATCATTTTCATTTGAGTGTTTATTTATTAACTCTTCAAATAATTCTAAACTTTTTTGAGTAGGATGAAATCGCTTTTTCCCACCTTGTAATGGATACATATATATACCATTATCATATTTACTATTAAATGTGGGCTTACCACCCTTAACACCTAGTAATGCTATTTCACGACAATTTGTCAGATAATTTACACTTGAATTTAATGGTTGAGGGTTTGTTTTTATCCATTCGATAAACCGAATTTGTTTAAAATTATATTTTTCAAATAATTCCTTCAATATTGTTATTTTCCAAATATCAAAGAACATTATTAAAGTCCCGCCTTTTTTTAATTTCTTATAATATTCTTCTATAAAATTATTAAGATTTTCAATTGTAAATTCTTTGTCCCAATCTCCATAATCAGTTTTAACACAATATTTTTTACCATATATTGTTCCATATTTCAAAAAGTTTTCTTTTTGTCTATCACTAAATTTAATATCTTTGTTAGATAATTTATATTCTTCCCATTCAGTTTCTGTTTTCATAAATTTTATATTTTTTTTTTCGTTTAGTTTGACATTATTATAATGTGTATTCATTCCACTATCACGAGATATCAAGTATGGTGGATCTGTTAATATTAAATCAATACTATTATTTTTTATTGTTTTCAAAAATGTCATTCCATCCATATTTTTAATTTCGATATTAGGTGTTTCCATAGTATCCTTGGTTTGTGTAATTTTATTCTTATTTTTATAAATCAATTTTTTATGTAAACTATTGTCTATTTTTTCATTCACCATTTTCTCAACAACTTCTTCTATCTTACTCTTATTATTTTGACAAGGTTTTTTTCGTTTTAGATGTGTGGTGTAGTGTGATTTTTGAGAAAACTCTTTTAAACAACGGTCACAAGTATAAGTAGGCATATTATGTATTACTTAAATATTATTTTTTTAACTAATTTAGTTAATTATTAGTTATATTTCAATTTTATATATTATAATTTATAAATAAAAATTATTAAATATAATACACAATATATTTATTAATGAGAGTTAAGTTATCAGAAAATTGTAAAGAAGAACGTTCCTGGTGGGCGTTTTAAATTTCCAAAGGTGTAAACAAAAAATAAATTAAGAAGCTTGTAAATTTCATAAACAAATTCGTGTTTTAGTATATCAAATAAAAAGAAGTAGGCGTTTTAAATTTCAAAAAGTATAGCATACTATGTAATTATTATTTATCAAACACAATACTTTTTCCACCATTCTTGATTAGTCAAGATATATTTATATTCATTTTTCATATAACACGTTATATACCATTTCAAGTATAATTTTATGGTATTTTTATATTTACATAGTTTTACTATTTTATATTTATTTAATAATCTCTGTTTATCTACGCTGAAATAACGAGATGATGAAAATCTACTCATTTCTCTCTCTTGTTGTGAATGTAATATTTCCAAGTGTTTCCTATCCGCCTTCAAGGCTTCATCCAAGTCTGAGGAGAAGTTGTAATCCACAATATTCTCTCTAATATATTTTTCCATAGCTTCTTTATACATCATATTATACACTCTGGAAGAATCAATAACTCTTTTATAGTAATTATCAATAAATGAGTTCTGCTTTGTTGCAACTTGTTGTATGAACTGGAACAACAAGGCAGAGAGAGAACGTTTATAAAAGTGTTCTTCTACTTCATCATCTCTTTGAGGTTCAACATAATAATTTCCATAATCTAACCACATTTTAAACTCACTCTTTATACATTCATTCAAATGTTCTAATCCATTATCTAGAATATCAATGTCTTGTCCTGGTTCTGGTCCGTATAACCAATACAACCATTGAAAATAACTTTTCTTTTCTTCTTTATTTTCAAGATAATCATTCCCAAATAAATATTCTTTTTCATATTGTGTCATATTTCTCCATGCTTGAACTCTATCCTCTTCTTTCATATTTGGATAAAATATATTTTTATTATTTTTTTTAATTACATTGCTATTTAGAATTCTTAAGTTGGGACTCATAAAATCATCATAATCATTCATAGTATTGAAATAATGATTCTCTCTATTTCAATAGAAGGAAACTATATATAATTCTATATTTAAATCTTTAAATTCAATTTTATAATGATTACTATGTATTCTTTTTATAGGGAATATATAAAATGATATCGAATAATTGGAAACATTATCTTCGTTCTTTTGTGATTGGTTCTTCATATCTTGTGTTTTTCCCTTATTTCTTTACAGTAAGTTCGATAGATAAATCTATTTTAAATTACACATATGAAGATTATACATTCATAGC